TTTCCTTTCATTTATTGACTTTGAGGAAGCATCAGGCAATAATACATCAAGATGAGAGTCTAACCAATTAGCGGTGTTTGCCACAACTTTAACGCGCAAAACGTCCAAATCTTCAGTAACTTCAGTAACTCCTTTTGTGTTTAAGTTAGTATCTTTAGTTTGAACAATAGCAGATTTGCATACATCTGAAAATATAGGCATTGATTTTTTTTGTTGAATCAATGTTTTTTTATTCTCTTTTAAATAAGAAAATAAAGCCGCTTTTTTTTCAAAACTTGGTATTGTTACTCTCATTTTGTTACAATTTTATTTGATTTAACAATTTCCGTTTTTTGTTTCTTTGCCTCTTCTAAGGCTATTTTATCAATTATTGTTCCCATAAAGCAACTCTTTACCTTCTTCTTGTGTAATTATACCAGCGTTAATCTCGTTGATGATTTTTGCACTTAGATCACTGTTAACCTCTCTCAACACCTCAATGTTCTTTTTATCAATTGACAATCGCAATTGTGATTTCCAGTTATCTTGCAACCACCATTTATTGAAAGTTTTGATGATTTCGTTTTCAGCTAAAGGAATATAAACATCATTGTATGCTGCTTTTTGTGCCTCTGCTCTATTTGAATAAGTCTTATTTTCAGGATCGTTAAATAATGAACTATCTAACCCGTAAACACTACTAATGACACGTAATTTATTAATAGATGATTCTAGCAACTTCAAATCGCTTGGAGACATTCCGAGTTTTAGATTACGTAACTTAGCGTTAGTAATCATTATTTGACCAAATTTATCAGTACCAGCTGTTTGATTTTGAAAATTCTCTTGCAATCCCTCCCTTTCTTTTGACAATATAGGCATATCGGAATCATTTGTTAGAATCTCATTAACTCCCCTATTTTTAAATATTGAATCCTCAGACTGAAATATAGAAGTCGAAGCACTTACAACAGAATAAGCAGCCTGTAATGGTGATAATCCACTTTTCCCATCCTCTGTGATGTTTTGAAACTTGATATGTAATACATCTTCAACATTGTAAATGCGTTCTGTCTTATTTCCTTGTGTTAATTCGTAATGTGATACTTCTGTTTTTGAATTGTTTGTGTATTTAATAAACACTGATCTACTAGGTAATACTTCAAACTCTTGATATTTTTCACCAAAACCGACACTTTTATGTCCTAAAACAAATGCCTCTCCTGTGACTTCTAAATCTGTTAATATTTCTTTTCTAAACTCAGAACCATATAAACCTTTTTGCGGTTGTTTCCATAAGTTCTCTTCGTCTGAATCCTCGATAATATCATTGCTTGAATTGACAAAAACATAAGGAAGTCGAGAAGTAAGCGAAGCAATTTTATCAACAACCATAAAAACGAACGGATTCCCTTTATATGCTTTCTGTACAAGTTCCACTTTGCTAATGTCACGGAATGATATATTAAATATATTGCGACTAATAAAGTAAAGACTTTCTTTAGTAAGTTTTAACCTCGATAATATTGACATATATATCATTTTTTGTTCAAATATACAAAAAATATTATAATTTATATAACTTCAGTTTCTTCCAAATATTTAACAACATATCTAATCCCGTCCATGTGGTGATTGTGCTTATCAATTGCGTCATTTGTCAATGCCCCTGTTAGATTGTTTTCTTTCCATTTATATTGGTCACGCTCTGTAATGATATTCTTTGCAGAACTAACAATATTAATTTTATGTTTCTTTACTCGATTAATACCTTGGTAAATCTTTTCTTTTGCAATCGGGACAACTTGATAGTCACACAGTCTCAACTCTTGAATACTTTTCTTTTCTGCTGAATCAGCAACAATTAGGTCTTCATTACAAAAGTTTAATTCAATAAACTTTTCCTCAATAGATGGTTGTTGAGGATTATCTTCATTGATAACATTTGTTAATCCTAGTTCATAGAAATGTTCATCAATATATAATTCGCCTCTATATTTCCAAATACAGCCACAAGCCGCTGGATCATTAGAATAACCAAAGTCTAGCCAATGAGCCAAAGGATGTGTATTTTTCAACTCTTCGGGAAGCTCCTTTACTATTCGCCAATTAGGAAAAACAACACCTTTTGGAGCTGATCTTTTCCCCTCTCCGTAGACATCCCAGTGCCACTGATCGGCTGTCCCTTGTCTTATATTTTCGGGGTTAGATGGATCATAAGCTAATATTTCACGCTTTTCTGCTGCTGAAATATATGGGTTATCCAGCATTGTTGTTTTTAGGTAATAAACATCGTCGCGGGGGATTATTTTATCATAAATATAATGTTCTGTAAATTCGGGGTTATAATCCATAAACCAGAACTTTCTACACCGTTGTTTATACTGATTAAAAACCTTTTCAGGAATATGTACAGCTTCATTACACCATAAATAATCACATGAAACACCGTGCGCCTTACTTGCCTTATCCGCACCGATTAGGTTTATTTTGTTACCGAATAACTTGAATGATTTTAATTCTTGGACGTTGGCAGATGGGGACTCGAGTCCAAACATAGGGAAACGACGGTTAAAATCTTCAAAAAGTGTAGTCTTAAAAGAATTGTAAGTCTCTTTGAGAATATTTATTGTCGACCCTTCCTCTATTCTAGAGCATAAGTATATCAAAAAATCAACAGAAGCCCAAGTCTTACCCGAACGTGAGCCACCCTCTAATACACACCCCGAAAAGTCATTTTTCAAGGCGTGTCTTAATGATAATAAGTTAGGGTTGATCTTTCTTTTTGCCATTTAAAATAAAGATAGTTGTTTTTGTATAGTTAATTACTCATTATCTTTTTGAAAACATAATTAATACTACATATCTTGTTTTGTTGATTATTACACCCCTTAGAAACAAAAGCGCAACCTTCACAAGAATGTTTATATTTACTCTGTACTAATTTATATTTAACGCCAGAATATTTGTAAATATAATTTTTGCTCATATCGTTTTTTATTGTTCGTCAAGTTCCCATTCTTTCGGGAACATATCCGCAACAGTGCTTTTTATCTTGTCGCCGCCGCTTGTTAAATCTAGTTTGTCGCCGTACTTTTTCGGTTTCATCTTTGACGCAGTCCATTTGCGTGCATCTATTCTCAGTCTATCACAATGAACAGATTCAGGAGTAGAATTATCAGCAATTTCAATTATCTCTTCAACTTGCCCGTCAGTCCTTCTATCTATAGCGCGCGCGTATTGTACCGCAAGGTCTTCATCTTTATTTTTCCACCTTAAAAAAGTATTTGGCGAAATATCGTTTATTTTCGCTGCAGCTCTGAGGCTCAATAAGTCCTCAGATATTAGTTTTAATATACTTTTAGATATTTCATCTATTTCTTCCTTTGTTTTTCTTGCCATTTTTTTCATCATTAATATTTAAACTTATGTAAGTTATGAATTACTCATTAAAAATGCAAAAAGCCCTATGTCGTAACATAGAGCTTTAAGGTTTAAACTTAGTTCAAGTTTAAAACGTCTGAAATTTTTGAATATGATGAATTTCGTTTATACATTGTAAATATAGGTTAAAATTATTTATTTGTCGAACCTATTCCGCCAATTCTATTTGTTGTTGTTAAATCGTTTTCCTATTTGGTAATATTGTTTGGTTTTCATATCCTTTCACAAATTCAAATCCTCTAATTTTTTTCATAATATTTGTATTTAATTGTTTGATTATCAATCATTGCACATGTGTGCACTATTACAGTGCTACATATTTAGTTGTTGTACGCAATGCCTAAAATCTTTAATTAGGTTAGTGCATACTTGGTAGTTCATAAGCTTTTTAAACAAGGCACAGCGTACAACATGCAATAAAAAACATGCTTAGGTCTGTGCCTCGTATCAGCATTAGTGGGCTGTTGGGGCAATTAAAAAATAAAAGCCCACGCACACTATTCTAATAAGCTTTCGTTGTAATCATCAACCACAATTTTTGCCTTAGCTCTCTGCATTTTACCATCCTTGTAGTACTCAGTCCAAATATCTCCACTTTCTTCACCCTCACCTTTTAAGGCAAAAACCGTTTCGGGGTACTTTTTACTGTACTCACGCATGTCTTTCTCGTGTTCGTACCATTTGCACTCATTATCAAATAAGTATCCGTAATCAGCAAGTTCGCTTATTTCCTCTTGGTAGTCTGTCTCGTTATTGTCACCTTGTACAATCTCAAGCTCGTGTCTGGTGTAATATCCCATCGCTTTTTTATTTTTTAATTAGTACTCGTATTTAATTTGTGCGTTATTTCGCACGTTTCTTATTGCTGTCCATTGTAGCCCATTAAGGCTCATAAATAAATTTGTACATACCTTTATCGTTCGGCTCTGGCTCAATTCGGAAATATACGTTCGTTTCATCCGAAATGCCGAACACATCGCACATATGGTTCATTAAGTCTTTACTGGTAAATCTAGCGTAGTTGCGCCCATTATCTCTAAGGTAATAGCTATCATCCTGTGGCTGCTCTTTAAAAATGTAGCCACATTGTTCTTTTTTGTTAAATCCGAACATTACAGCTTCATTATGCTTAAAGTTCATCATATCCATAGCATTTTTAAAAACCACCACCTGCCCTCTCGGCATTTCTAACTTTAGTAGTGGTATGGAGCGGCTTCTCCATTGTCCAGAAGAGCCTCTCTGTCGTCTAAATATTTCAATATCCATCGTATTTTTAAATTAACGGGCTACAACAAGGCGTCATGCCCAATAGTGAGTATAACATCTACCATCCCATTTACTTTGCCTTGCTTTTTGTTCATCAGGCGTTTAATCTTTTTCTTTAACTTCCTGTTTTTGCGTTTGTTTTTAACGTATCTGCACTGCTCGCAATGGCACACCCTTACAACTACTGGGCATAATAATGCATCATATTGTATAACGTTAGCATTATCTCTCTCTGGTATAATATTCAGCTTTGGCATTTCAATTGTATTTTTGTTAGTAATTCAACACGCTACGCAACATATGCGAGTCGTTATGCACAAGCGCAAACTTCTTTTAATTCAGCTATACTCTTATCGTTCATTCTTTACTCCGTCACGGCCTATTATACTGCAAATCTTTTGCACATAAGTATCATAACATCCTTTAAATCCTGTTTGACCAATAGGCACGCCAATCATAGAGCCATACAAGAAAGCATGTTCTTTTGCTTTTACTGGATCATTACCTATTAACTCTGATAATGATATTCGTTTATCAATTTCGGAAACTGGAGGCGGTTTTGCGGCGTTCATTTCTTGTTTCCTAATTGATGAAAGGGCTTTGTCAAATTCATCCATAATCAATTCCTCCTTGAACTTCCTTTTATGTGAATAATATTAAACATTTCCTTGAATCGGTCAACTATTCGAGTAGAGTATATATTCTCTAATTGTAAAGGTGAATAGTTAGATGTAACATGTGTAAGTTTGCGATGCTCCTGGAAAATATCATACCTTTTCATTAGAAACATATCTATCATTTCGTTTACATCCGTACCGTAATTTTTGATTTTATAGGCATGACCAAACTCATTTACCAAAATGTGTATTGGTTTTCTTGTCTTGATTCCGTTGTAATTTTCCTTTACATTAAAAATGCTAACCGAATTAAGAAAGTTTATCTCATCATTACTAGCATCATTCAACAGATCTTCGACGCTCGAAATGCGGAACATGTTTTTATTCCAAGGGAAGTAAGTTTTTATGAATGTGTGAAATATTCTAAATATTGTAGACTTACCTGTGCCATAGTCTCCATACAGAAAAATACCCTTATTTAGATTGTAGGAGCTTTGTTTTTGCCCTAAAAAGTACAACAAGAGGTTTTCATAGATAGCTCTATTGTTGTCATCAAAATGATACTCTTTTTTAATTACGTCGTTAGCAATCTTTCTTATTGCTGCTTTTGATGCAATATGTTTATCATTCGTGAATTGTCCACCCATTAGATCGTGCATTGTATTGCTCCCGTGATATTGGTTCTCGAAGATCATCTTTTTTGTTTTTATGGTTAATACTAGTGTTTAAGTCTTGATTAATCCAATCGGCTTTAAATCCCGACCAAGATTTTTCAACAGCAATTTTGATACATTCATTAGCAGATAGTAAACTTTTACTAATTTCTTTTTTTATTGCGATGAATGCTGTTTGTGTGTTTGCTGCTTTTTTCTTTGATCTAACTTTTAACCAATCAGAAACAATATCTTTTTCTATTCCTAAACACACACACGATTTTTTAAAATCGAACTTTTCTATTTCTATTTCTATTTCTATTTCATCTTCTACTTCTACTTCTACTTCTACTTCTACTTCTACTTTCCGAACCATACCGAAATGGTTTGAAAGCCTTTCGAACCCTTCCGAAGGATTAGATTTACTTATAATTAAACTATTGTCTTTCAATTCGTTAGGTAGATTATTGTAAATGTCAATAGCAGATTTTTTCATGTTGGTATTAAAATTTTGATGTTTCATGAAATTCACTAGAATCACATAGTTGTTTATGTACTTAACCTTTGAAAGGCTTTCGAACCCTTTCAAAGCCTTTCGAACCGTTTCATTATTCAGACCCGTTTCGAATGACATTTTTTTTATTGATGCTTCATAAATACCTAACATGTTCGTTTTTTCATTGGTTATTAGGTATAAAAAAAGAAGCTTATCTTGGTAGCTTAAATCTTCTATAAATGGATCGCTCCAAAATGCAGTTGAAACACTTCTTAGTTTACTCATATCTGCGATTTTAATGATTTGCGATTGAAATTCAAACTATCTGCATAAACACTTATTTCAGATTTGACATTATCCAATATATCCAAATAAGGTAAGTTTGAATTTAAGTATTTTTCAATGATGTTTTTCAACTTGCGTTTTACTCTATAATTATCAGTTGTGATAATATCATTTAATGTTAATTCTTTAGTATTTTTATCTGAATTATGCCATAGTTCAAAAATTAAACTTTCAAGATTAAGAAATATATTTATTAATTTATATTTCTTTTTCACCTTCAGTAAAAACGAACTATCTAAATCAAACCACTCGCCAGATAATCTGTCATTTGAAAACATTTCATGAATTTCTGATTCAATTTGTTTACCTGCATTGTCAATTGTTGCAAGAACTTCTATAAAATTAGGATTGCCAACTTGCAAAGCTGATATTCTAGTATCTAGATTTGTCGAATGTCCTATTTTTACATTATTACCGTCATAAATGAAATATACAACCCCATTTTCATAATCAGATTTAATGGAATTTATTTCTTTTTCTTTTATGCTAGAGTATAAATACAAACCTTCAATAATGTTAACAACTCTATCACTCAAATGACACATTATATATTCTCGATTCATTTTATTTGTAAAAGTATCTTCTATTATTTCAGATTCTAAACCATTGTTTGAAAGTCGCCTTATAGTTCTTAGTAGTTTGTTATGGTTACATGCTAATTCTTTTGCTAATTCTAATGATGTCATATGTGTATATTTAAAGTTATTATTTGATTATATTGTTACACAAATATACAATATTAATTAACATGCACAATAAAACAACATTGTTTTTTAATATTATTTGTGTTGCATTCTAAAACCATATTGTTGACGTTAACAATATGGTCAAAAAAAAAGCCCTTATAAATTAATACAAGGGCTTTGGGTGCAGATAAGAATAAGAGAATGGCGTGAGAATTGAGGAAATGCAAAAAACCTCAATTCAATAAAAGATATGAATAAACGTATTAACTAACCGTTGACAATATACGAATTATTTTAATTCATTTGCTTTTTTACTATCCATTTTTTCCAGTTATTAAGTGAGACATTTCAAGCGATTCAATCCAATTACAAAAATATCTCCACTCTTCCAATTTATGGTTTTTGCGTTGATGATAAATAGTTTTTAATTGTAGATAATTAGTACTAATCCCCATCCACAGCATATACCCCATAGGCAAATTTGACATAATTATTTGGAACATATCTTTCTTATCATCGCCTGTTAATCCCGTATTATTGTAAGTTTCGATAAGCTCATTAATAATATCTGTTATTGATTCTAATACATAGGCATTGCAATTATCTTGCACATTCTTACAACTTGTTAATTTATGCATTTTACTTTGTGAGCTAACAATATCAATCCAGTTATATCTTTGCAATTGCGGCGTGAAATATTGAGGATATTGCAAATCAAATTGCACGATTATACCTTTTAAGAAATTATCGTGACCTGTACCTGTTTTGACTTTTGATAACTTCTTGGCTCTTGCTTGGCTTTGTTCATCGGCAATTAAATTAATAGGTAAGTCGATAGGCTCACCTGTTCTCATAGGATACCCGGAACGCAGTATAGATTCTTCTAAAAAGGCAACTTTTACGTTTTTTATCTTCATGTCTTATATATTAATTAATTCTTGTTGCTTTTACTTGATTATCACTAATAGACTCGCATTTTATTTTCTGATTTTTGCAATCGCCATATACTGATTTGTACTTGTAAAATGATTTGTGTATAGCTGATTGTAATTGAGCTCTAGTCTGATTTACTCTTGTTTCTCTCACAAAACTATCACCAATAGACATCGACTCCCAATCATATTTATACTTTGTATTAGTGTTATCTTTAACTCTTGTAATATACACAGACACGGCAATGCCTTTTTTGTATCTGATATTCGATTCAATAGATGGTAATTCAACTCCCTTACGCTTTAGATAATATTTTAATCCTTGGCGTAATAATGATCTAAATGTCAGCGGGTCACGATCATTAGGGATTATTATTTCATGTGTCACTCCAATATCGAACAAATGCCAAGGATATTTAGTCGAAGGCGCAAAAACACATAATTTAGACTTTTTTTGTTGCTTTTTTTTAATTGTTGTTTTTATTTTAGCATTGTCTTTTTTATCATAAATATCAACAACAAAACCAGCAATATCATTAATTAACTCTTTCGATTGAGTTGATAAAAACCAATCTTTTGCTTTTAATTTAGTTGTTAATTCTGCAATTAAATTATTTTTTTTATCGTTCATGTCGCTTTTTTATTATCTAGGTTATCAACTTCTATAAATTCGATAATGCAAATTCTATTCTTTAAACTTCGATCTAAAATAAACACATCTTGAAAATTATTTATGTATTCTGGAGAGTCACTTTGTATTGATTTAGCCTTAATTAAGCCATCGAATATGAACTTCTTAGCGAATGAAATATTGTCGTGATCGTGTCTATCATTTGGCTTAATCCATGTGAATTTTACATCATATAAAGTATTATCATCAACCTTAAATTTTGCCCGTCTTGCTAGAAAAGCGGCTTTGTTTGTCTCTCTATCTTTGACACCAGAGCCAGCGCGTTTGTTCTTCGCGCGCTCGGCTTTGATGTATTCATTAAGTGTGACAAAATCAGTGTCTAGTACTAATCTAGGATTGCTCATTGTCTTCTGATTCTTGATAAGGGAATACGTCAATTATTTTAGTTTGCGAAATACTATATTGCTCGAATGGAACAATAACACCTTTTAAAACTTCCTTTAATCTCTCTTCCGATTGATTAATACTGTCAGCATTAATTAAAATCTCTGATCTTGTTTTTTTCTCTTTGCCACTCTGCTCGTCAACATCAATAAAATACACAATGTTTTTAAACCATAAACCGTCACCATCATAACCATGTATCTCTTCAATCTTTGTGCGCTTAATTGCATTAATATCAAACTCTCCAGTGATTAATGATGTAAACTCTTTTGATGCTTTCGTTTCGGCATCAGTAAACGAAACCGTATCAAATAAATAAGGCTCTGTTACTGTTTTATCCTTTCCGCTTTTTTCGTCAATTTTAGTATAATTTACTCTGCACTCATACCATGTTTTACTGTTCATAACGTTCTATTTTATAAATTAATAAATATTGATTTAGTCGATGGTGTGTAATATCTTTCACCTACACTTTGAAAATCCACCGTTCCCTTTTTTGTTATTTCTGTTACGATTGTTCCTGAAAATCTAACATTTAATACCCGATCAGCTACAAGTTTTGCTAAATCTAAACGAGTTAAATTAAACTTAGTTTTTAATTCTTTAGAATTATAATATTTATTGTTTTGGATTATTTGCATGGTTTTAGTTTTTAAGGTTAATTATCAATCTTATAATACAAATGTATTCAAAAATTGAATACAATACAAAGTAATTGTAGAAAAGTTTTAATTGTTGTACTTTTATAGAATGTTTAGTAAAATATATAAGGTGTTGAATAATATTGCAAATCTTGACTATAATAAGATTATGCGTGAAGTGTGGTCTGATGAGAACGTACAGGAATTTATTATTAAACTAAACACAGAAGACCAATTATTTGATAAAGGAGTAGACTCTGATAATAAAGACTTAGGCGATTATGCACCGTTTACCGTTGAAAAAAAGAAGTTACAAGGTTTACCGTATGATAGAATAACTTTATTCGATTCAGGTGATTTTTACGGTTCTTTTGATGTTATTCCAAATAACGAAGGTTTTGAAATAACAGCCGATCCTGTAAAAGAAAGCAGTAATTTATTTCAAGATTTTGGCGAACAAATAGTAGGATTAACCGCAGAAAGTAAACAGAAATTAAGAGATAGAATTTTAGAGGTAGTAATTAACGAAATAAGATATGAAATTACACGAAATTGATACTTTAACTATAGACAAATACTACAAGATTACTGAAACGAAAGATTATTCGCTGTTAATAGTTGGGAAGAAGAAACCTTTAAAAATTAATAATATTCGCTTGGAAGATCATTTACACAAAATCAATGATGATATTACTCAAATCATCGGAGAAAATACAGCATATAACGACTATTTAGTACATAAAATAAAAGCTTTAGAACATCAAGTTGCTGCGGCTAATGGTCAATTACATAGGTTAAACTTTGCCAAGCTTGAAGAAGGGGCGGCAATAAAGGCATTAGGAGGTAATACAAAACCTCAATCATTGACGGAAATCATATTACAATTGTCAAAAAATCAAGGCTTGCGATATGATAAAAATATAACTTGTGAAGAATATTTTACACTCTTAAAAATGAATAAGAAATGACACTAATAAAATCTACTGAGATAATACAGGATGATATTCTAAAAAATGCAAGGAAAGAAGCGGAGGCAACAATAATTGTATTTGAAAAACTAGAGCAAACGTTTAAAGATTTACTTGAAACATCTACCGATTTTGCAAAAAGCCTTGAAAAATCAGGTTCGAAAAATCTTGAAGATATTGCAAAAGCAATTGACAAGGCGAATAATGCAAGTGAGGCTTACAATGAAACACGTGAGGAAAAAATAAAATTACAAAAACAGATTGCTGAACTTGAAATAAAAGAACAAAAAGCCGCCCAGCAAGCAATTAAAACGCAAAAAGATAAACTCACTTTAGAACAAAAAGAAATACAACTACAAAAACAAAAAAAAGCTAATGTTGTATTAACTGACGAGCAAATAAAACAAAATGAGCTACTAAAAAAACAAACAAAAACAAGGGCTGAACAATTAAAGGCGCTTGCAGTTATTGAAGACAAAGAGTCGGGAATACTTGACAAATTAGCGGCAAATAACAAATTATTAAGATTAGAACGTGCGAAACTTACAGACGAGACAAAAGACGGACGCAAGGAAATAAAACGCATAAATAAAGAGATTGACAAAAACACTGACAGAATAAAAGAAAATGTTGACGAATTCCAAAAGGATAAAATCGCCGTTGGGGGATATACTAAAGCATTAAATCAAGCAATTAAAAAAGTAGGTGCTTTTAGCATTGGATTACTTGGCGTTAATTCTGCATTAGGAGCGGTCGGGAACTCATTATCTGCAAATGAAGAAAGCTCTGAAGAACTAGAAGTATTAACAGATCAATTATCAAGTACATTTGATGTTCTTAAAAATGCAACAGGTACAGCCGCATTATCTTTGTTTGAATACACAAAAAACCTGTTCAATGCTGGAGATGAAGGAAAAACATTTAGCGAAACTTTAGATGATGTTGCAAAAGCTTATGACAATATAGGTAATAAAATAAACAAAAGCAATAAAGTAAGAGAAGAAGCAACAAAACAAAATATTGCATTTCGAAAAGAAAGTAGAGGTTTACGAGAGGAAATAGAACGTTTACAAGGCGTTTTTGATAAGCAAAATATAATAGCTGGTGATGATACAAAATCGTTTAATGAACAAGAAACAGCAGCAATTAAAGCCGCAGAGGCTGCAATATTAAAAGCATCCGTTGAAAATGATTTATCAACAGCGCAAATTTCAATAGTAAACAAGCAAATTGCCGCATTGTCTAATTTAACCGAGCAAGAGGTTGCGAATTCATCAGCTATAGAATTGAGCGGAAAATCAACAGCAAACATTAATTCATTACTTGACCAACGAACAGAGTTGAATATTCAGTTAATTCAAACCCAAAACGAGTTAACAAATGCCACTTTAAACAATGATGTAATCATAAAAAAAGTTCAACGAGATAGATTTGAAAGAGAGCTTGATTTTGCAAAAGATATATTCGAAGCTCAATTTACAGTAAATGAAAGACGAATAAATAATGATGAGTTGACTTTAGAACAACAAGCGATCATTGCAGAAAAAAACGCAGAATTAACAGAAAAATCTTTTAAAAATCAGATTGAATTAATTGAAAGTTTCTTAGGACAAAAAACGGACATTGAAGAATTAGCACTCGAACAGGATGAAGAAATAATTAGAGAGCGATTGAGGCAACTTGCAATTGATGATGTGACTTACGGTCGTATTTTAGAGGTTGTGAAAGATCGTAGAACAGCCGTGCAAGATCAGGTAGAACTTGAAAAAGATTTAACCGACAAAGTGAAAGAACGTGCAAAAACAGAATTGCAAGCCGAGCAAGCTTTATCGGAATTTAAAAAATCTGTCGAGGTTACAAAAGCTGAAGAAGAATTTGACGAAAAGAAAACAAAAGAAGCTCTTGACAAATTAGAAAAATTGAAGATTGAGGCGGCAATATTAAGCCGCGACAATGAGCTTGCAGTAGTTGAGGATAACGCCGATAAACGTGTACAAATCATTGAAGAAGCTGAAGAAGAAATTCGAAAGATTAAAAAAGAATCCGCAGAAGATCAAAACGAAATAGATAAAAAAGCTCTTCAGGAAAGAGAAGAACTAACAAAAACAGCTTTCAAAGTGCTTAGTGATGTTGTTACTCAAAACTCTGAAAAGCGAGTTGAATCTATTGATAAAGAAATAACAGCGACACAGGGGCGAATATCTGAAATACAAGCAAGTGCAGAGGCTGGAAGCTTAGCTCGACAAGATAGTTTAGCATTTGAGCAAAAGAAACAAGCGGAGTTAGAATTGCAACGTGAAAAACAAATACAAAAACAAAAACAGGTCGAGCTTGGTTTATTAGCTCTCGAAGTTTACGCTTCTAAAGTTGCCGCAGGGGATAAAAACCCGTTAGCTTCTACAGCGGTTGATATTTCAGTGTTACAAGCTTTTGCCGCTTCAATCCCTACATTCTTTGAAGGAACAAAAGGCAGCACGGTTGCGGATGTTTTAGGAAGTCCAGATATTCCGAACACAAAAGATGGTTACATTATTCGTGCAGATGGTTCTGAAACAATATTAAATCCTCACGAAACTAGAGATTATCAAAGTTATTTAAAATCTATTGATGTAAGAGACAGGTCATCTGTTAATAATATAGTACACAGCGATACAGAAACACACAAAAAATTAGATAAATTAACAAATGTGATAGAATCACAACCGCACTACGTGGGGGCTGATTTTAACGAGCTTACAAAGGTTTTTACACAAACAATAGAATCTAAAAATAAATTAATTCGCAAACATTCAAAGGTCGGAGGGTTATTTAGTTAATCTTAATCTTGTATAGTATTCTTTTTTTGAATACATTTACAATTCAATAATGATAATTAACTAAGATGAGGATTGAGAAAATGATAACAGACGAAGATGTAAAATTGAATATTGAACGAAAATTCGGTTCAGGTGCTAATTTTTGTAAAAAAAAAGGTTTTCAAACAAGAGGTAATTACAAGAGACATCGAAAAAAAATAGTAAAAAGGGTTAACCTTTTAAAAGATGATTTAAAAGAGGTCGGGTTTGAATTAATAATAAATAATACTTATGGAAATGATAAAAGTAATTAGTTATACTGTAAAGGCTGGAACTTTTGAAGGGCGAAAAGAGGCATACTCGACGATTGCAGAAGCGAAAGCAGATATTGCAAAACAACACGACATTACGAATGTTAATAAAATCGAATTGCATTATTCATGTGTAAAGAAAGGGTGAAAATGAGTAAATTCAAGTTTAGTAAACGAAGTAAACAAAGATTAATAGGTGTTGATTCTAGCCTTATTACATTATTCGAAAATGTTCTGTCTGTTTCTCCAATTGATGGGGGAATTCCTGAAGATGGAGGTTTGCGAACAGCAACAAGGCAGATGCAATTATTTGAAAATGGGGTGTCTAGATGTGATGGAATTAAAAATTTGTCAGCACACCAAAAGGGTAAGGCTATAGATATTTATGCGTATGTTAACGGTCAAGCTTCTTGGTGTTCTCACCATTTAAATTTAATTGCTGGTGTTGTTTATTCCGAAGCTGCAAAAATGGGTTTAAAAATTCGTTGGGGGGGAACTTTTGGAGATAATGGCTCTGATTTTAATGGATGGGATAAGGGACACTTTGAAATAATTTAAATAAAAATATTATGCTGGAATTGCTAAAATTAATAATTCACATGAATAGTAAAGAATATAAAGAACAGAAAAATTACACAGATCATGAAAACTAAACATATAATAAAAAATAGCTGTGGAGGTAAAGGATGTTATATTAAGAGTCGTATTTTGCCTACTGACAGCAGCATTGAGCCTCTTTATTCAAAAGTGTATGCAAAGAGAAATGATACTGAGAAGGTATTATTTGTTTTTAGTGCTATTATGGGTTAGGAATTGGAGAAGGTCAAAACGCAAGTATAGATTTATACTAAAACCTTTAGGGCTTTGCATTTACTGTTACGGGACGTGGGTTTATATATTTTCATATTTATATTTATTTGGCTTTGATTTTTTTCTTATATTATGCACGGGTGTTAATTACACAATAATAGAATTATGGCTCAACTTTCAAAAAAAGGATTAATACGGTTTAATGTTGATAATAAAGAGGTAAACGCCCCGATACAGTGGGGCGATTTATCCATTCTGATGACTTACGAGGGGGGTAACAATCAAGCAAATGTATCTATAACTGAAATAGAAATTGCTGACGAAGGTGCAAAAGCTTTTGTCGATTATGTAAATGAAGGTCGTAACGGCGGATTAGGTATTTTTGAGGGGCTTCCTGTTCAGTTTGTTATATTTAATAAAGACGCGCAACATGTTGTCGATATGTACGCAGACTTGACAGACGGTTACAGGGAGGAACTATGGAGAAGTCGTGTATTTGTTAATCTTGTGAAGAAAGATGGATTAAATACTCTTGACAATTTGGTTAACGGTCTTAGTTATGGATTTTTAGCAGATAAAGGAGTATTTACAAGGAATGATAGTATTGATGTTAATTATGTCATCGAAAAGAATTATGAAGCTATTGAGATATTACTTGCCGCGATTACTCTTTATTTAATGACAAAAGAATTAGTTGAGAGTGCAGAAAGGACAGCCGATGCGATTAACTCAGCAGCTGCATATCTAGCAGCAGGAGCGACGGGGGGATTGGCTGCGACTATATACACAGTAGGTAAAGCGGTAATAACAAGCATCTATACGGCTGCAATGCTGGCTATAGTTGTTCAGCTAGCAACTGATTTGTTTAATACTTTTTTACCCCCTTTAAGAACTCACAAAGTGTTGTCTTATCGTAAGATGATTGAGAAGGTTGTTAATTACTTGGGTTATCCGCTCAATACGTCAATAACAGAGTTAGATAATTATTACAATTTACCTTCAAACTTTAACTTTGACACACTAGACCCTTTTGGATTTATAAAAAAGACAGAGGGAACAAAAAGCGGAATTCCTCAAACACAGGATTCGAATTATTTAGTTAGTTCTTTTTTCTCTCAAATAAGAGACATGTTTTTTGCAAACTTCGCGATTGTATCCGGGGTTGTAGAACTACATAACCGTGAATCTGATTTCTGGAAGGCTCAAAGTTCTTATGTTATGCCGTCCGTATTGGAGAAGCCGAAAGAATATAATACAAATGATTTGGTTGCACTCAGAAATATTTCTTTTGCGACGGATGTAAAAGACGAATATACTATTTCTAATTTCACGGGAACTAATTATGAAATAAATACAGATGCAAGAGTAGTAAAAAATAGAGATGCGAAATTTATAAAAGGATTTGATAATATTAATATACCTGTATCTCTAGGCAATAGAAGAGATGAGCTTTCTCCTTTAGAAAGCGCATTGTCTGTGCTTGCTGGGGTTGTTGATAAAGTTACAGTTGGGGTAACTAATTTTAAAAAGCGTATAGAAAACAAAATAGGAAGCTTAAAAGTTTCTTCAAACAATACAAATGTAAAAGTATTATATTTGAAAAATGGGAAACTTCCTCAAAATCACAGAACTTTTTTAAGTGCAAAATATTTATATGATAAATACGGTACTTATAACTCATTTGTAGAAAATAATTTCGGTGGACAAAAAGCGGTTTTTAACAATATTAATATTCCATTTGGATTTTCTGATTTTTTGCAAATGATAGATTCTAATTATTTTACTGATGATCTAGGTAAGGAGTCTCAGGCTGAAAGTGTAGAGTATAATGTAAAATCTGATAGGGCGACAATCAGTTATACTAATAAAGAAGTTTACACAACGAACTTAATAGAAACTAAAAGAGAGGGTTAAAAATGTTACAAGATATAGTCGATAAGATTACAAAAATAGGGAATGATGCAAAAGAGGTGCAAGATTTAGCATTGAAAAATGCTAACGAATCATTAAAAGATATTCCCGAAAAGCAACGCAATATTTTATCTGATTTGTTGAGGAAAGCACAGTCGGGGGAAATAACAATTAATGATCTTCCTGCAGTATCAGAAATTATAAAAAAACAGGCTCATGATATTAGTAAACTTTGACAATGATAGTCCATTCGTAAAAGGAATAGGGCAAGCAACACGAACAGAATCTCCACAAACATCAGCATTAACAGAGCGAGTTGATGATTTTTGCTATTGTTCAATTGAATGTGACTATATAGAGCCTGTATTTTACGATTTACCCGACGGTGATTTAGATCAACGAAGCTTTTTATTTCAGAAAAAGAAATCAACTGATACAATTGTATTCGAATTGTATAAGAACGGGCTTAAAGTTGCAGATATTACAAATGACACTTACGGAACTTTGTACGATGGGTTCGACAATCAGCCTAATTATGTGGGATATTTATTAGATTTTCAAAAGGTTTTTGATGAACTAGGGGCTGGTCAATATTTCTTTAAGTCTGTAATGAATTTATTAGGCGTAGACATTGAAAAGAATAGTAATAAATTCAATCTAGCAAAGTATAGTAAATTAGCTGCCAACAAAACGGTAAAGATTGAGAGTTATCAAAAGGGTAATATAATGCGCTCCGAGTTTGATTTTACCGATTTGTTACCAAATGGCTGGTATCAGTCAATAAG